TACATTGCGAGTATAACGGGGATAAAAGGAATAAAAAAGGTTTGCCAGTTTTCTCAGGGTCTGGCAACCTGGGTTATTAGATCAGAACACGCCCGATGTTGCTCCACCTCTACCAGCAAATGATAGCCGGTAAGCTAGTGTATTAAGAGCTCGTCTATCCATAGAGTCTTCCTCGATAGCAGCGAAGATACTAGCGGTGGCTGATGCTTCCTTAGCCATCTTCTTCTTGATAGCGAGAGGTGACTTACGAACCTCTTCCTTCCATGTATCAAGGCGTGCTGCCTCGTCACGTTCGGTCTGCTCTTTGACTAATTGAGCTACGAGTATGTTGTATTGCTTCTGGGTTATCTTACCCTCAGCAAGTTGACGTTTGAGTTCGTCCATAGTTACTCCTTTCAGCTGATTAACTATTAAATAACTATATAATTGAAATGTAAAATAACGTAAAACGTATTTACGAAAATCCCAATTAACGGGATACCATGATAAATAAGGAAGCACATCAAAATCGTATAGTTTTTTTAGAAATGACTTGGGCAAATAGTGCTTTGATATGGGTTGACTTGTGTTTTAAATTCAAGGGTGGTAGGGAGGGAAAAGATAAGTAATAAGGTGTATAATAATCACCGCATAAAATGGAGTGAATATATGGGTAATCGTCGCAAAATGGTAATAAAGGTAATAGAGGTGCCGTTGGATTATTGGACGTCTTCGCATGTTGTAAAATGGGTAGTTTTTTATTGATACCGAATCAATTATAGAGTATGTTCATACATGGCGAAAGAAATAAAAGAACTATCCAGTTTTTCGAGAGAGGATCAGGAGCGTATATTGAGTGCGTTGACCGATCAGGATTATATTCCGATTGAAATTGATGGGAATGTATATATGATACCAGGAGAGGTAAATGATTTAATTGATAATTTAGTATTGCAGTTATACGATTTAAGAGAATTATTTCATAAAGGAAAAAAGGAAGTTGGAAAAGAAGGTTATAAAGGGTAGACCATATTATGTTTACGGTGATATTGATGAATTTAGGGAGAGTAATCCTAATATTGTTGTAAAGCCTGATTGGAGAAAAGCTAATGAAGGTGATTGGGTTGTTGCAGATGATGGTGGAGTTGTTCAGTTGCTTAAGGTTGCGAAGAAGGTTGATCATCCTGGAGATAGAAAGAATTACAAATATGCTGATGGATGGGTAAGGACGGTTGTCGGTAGTTTTCTTAATAGAAAAAACATTAAAATGGATACTGATTTTTCAGAGCATCCGAATAGGTACACATTCAGTAAGAAGAAGAAGAATAATTCGCAGAGAATGAATGAGAGGAAGAACCCCACAAGAAAAGAAAGAGAATTTGCCACCAATGTAGTGGTAGGGATGGGAGCAGTTGATGCTTACAAAAATGCTTATAATGAAGTTTCAAATAACAAAGCCAGAAAGAAAGCCACGATATTACTTAAACAGGAGAGAGTTATGAAAGAAATAGAAAAAACAGTATTAGATATTGCAAAAGAGCTTGGTATTGATCATAAGTATGTACTTGACAAGCTAAAAACACTTGCTGATTATAGTGAAGATGATAATATTGTGTTACAATCTACCAAGGAGCTTGGTAAAATAGTAGGAACGTCTGGTAATACAGTAAAACAGAGAGAGGTTGGTCTTCTTGGGATGTTTCAGGGTTTCTCACCAGAACAATTGGAGGGAGTTGAGAGGGATCAGAAGCAAATAGAGAGTCCAACTGAAGAAGAGGAGAAATAATGGTTTGTCCACATTGTGATTCAACAAATACAAAGAAGAATGGTACAAGAGAATCTGGGTCTCAGAGGTATAAATGTAATGATTGCGAGAGGCATTGGAGTGATTCTTCAGATGTAATACCTGCTAATATATCAGGTTCCACATCGTCCTCATGGGAAGAAGGTAATTATAAATATATAGATTCGAATTTTGTACATAGAGATAAGCCGCCAAGTCTTGATGAGTTATTGGATAATTTTTCTATTGACAGGTCTGAATGGGAGATAACCAATTTTAAAGTTAATCAGTGGGATGTTTCGGCAAAGGAGGAAGTTGATGGTAAGGTAGTATGGAATACTCATACAAATTATCAGGCGAAGGCAACTCTTTTAAGAAAGAAACCTGTTAAATGCGACTTTCCTATAATACATGGAGCTGTTGTAAGGGATGTTAATTTTAATAAAGTTAAGTTTTTTGATAATGGTTTAAAGAAGTGTATAGTAGTTCCTGATATGCAGGTTGGGTTCAAAAGAAATATGCAGACTGGAGAGATGACTTCTTTGCATGATACAGAAGCAATTGAATTATTGGATAAAGTCATTGAAAGTATAAAGCCTGATAAGGTTGTATTACTTGGTGATATGCTTGATCTGCCTGATTGGAGTACTCATTATCTTGTGAAGCCTGAGTTTACATATACAACGCAAGCTTCCATTGATTGGTTATCCAGTTGGATTCATAATATAAGACCTTATTGTAAGGATATGATATACATTGAGGGTAATCATGAAAAAAGAATGATTGATAGTATCATTAAAAATACTATTCAAGCATATGGAATAAGACCTGCCAACGAACCTGAAGCTCCTCCTCTTGTATCAATACCATATTTACTTGGATTGCATAAGATGGGAGTTGAATATGTTGGTGAATATCCAAAGGGAGAATATTATATAAATAATAATCTTGTTTGTATTCATGGAAATAAAGTAGGTACTAAAAGTGGTCAATCTGTTACTAAGTTACTTGAAAATGCAAGAATAAGTATTATTACAGGACATACTCACAGGTTAGAAATGGCTCATAAAACAATATGGACTCGTGGTGAACCAAGGTTTTATCAAGCTGCTACATTGGGAACTCTTTCAAGAATAGACGGAATAGTCCCATCAGGAGGTGCTCGTCATAATTGGCAGCAGGGCTTTGGAGTTGTAGAATATAATGATGAAATTTTTAATATTGAAACTGTCGGTATATATAGCGGCAAGTGTATTTACAGGGGCAAATTATATGAAGCCTAGTTGTGCAAAAGTCCCTAAAAAGATTGTTATGCCTCTTGATGAGTCTATTGTTAAATTAAAGGGGATAAAAAGGGAACTCCCTTCTAATCTTTATTTAATGACATCGAGACATGTTTATTTAATAGAAACAATATCTGCAATAATAGAAGGTATGGAAATACCAGAAAGAATTAAAGCATCAACATGAAATCAGACGACAAAGCTTTTAAAATGATGAAAGATGTTTATGATAATGATAATGTAAACATATCAAAGAGTTACTATCTTGGTGATTCTAATATACATGGGACTGGAGCGTTTGCTTCAAGAAATATAGAATCTAAAGAAAATATTGGGACTGCTTTAAAAACAAAAGGCAATGTTAGAGATTTAAGGGAAGGTGTTGATTATGTTAGAACAGAACTTGGAAAAAAAGTTAATCATCAGTTTGACAATAATTCATATTTAAAGAAGGAAGGACGTGATTATAACTTATATTCTGCGAAAAAGATTAACAAAGGTTCCGAAATAACAGCAAATTATAAAAATACTCCACGTTTTATAGATAGTAACACTAAGGGATATAAAGAATTATAGTGAATATAAATAGTCAGAATGTAAGTGAAGCTGAGAATGCTTTAAAGGTGGCAAGTAAGGATTTAATTGCTTTTGGTAAGTTGTTTTTGCATGAGGACTTTATGCGTAGTGAGACTCCTTTCTTTCATTATGAAATGGCAGATGTGATTGATGATAGTTCAATAAAACAAGTTGCCATCATTATTCCTCGTGGTCACGGTAAGACTGTATTGACTAAGGCTTCGATATTAAAGGACTTTCTCTTTTGTGATACAAGTCAGGGTGATTTTTTATTCTATGCTTGGGTATCTGCAACTCAGAAATTGTCAGTGGGAAATATGGATTATATAAAACATCATTTGGATTATAATGATAGAATCAAATACTACTTTGGAAATATGAGAGGAAAGAAGTGGACTGAAGAGGATATTGAATTAACTAATGGTTGTAAACTAATATCCAAGAGTAATGTTGCTGGTATTCGTGGAGGTGCAAAACTTCATAAAAGATATGACTTAATCGTATTAGATGATTTTGAACATGAACAAAATACAATAACTAGAGAAGCGAGGGATAAAAATGCGAATCTTGTTACTGCCGTTGTATATCCTGCTTTGGAGCCTCATACTGGTCGTTTGCGTGTTAATGGTACTCCTGTGCACTATGACAGTTTTATTAACAACCTTCTTACAAGGCATGCTAAGTCTGTCAAGGAAAATGAAAAATTTGCATGGAATGTAATTACTTATAAAGCGATAACGGATAGCGGGTCTCCTTTATGGGAGTCTTTTTTTAATGATAAGAAATTAAAAGAAAAGAAAAAGTTTTATTCTGATTCAGGACAACCTCATAAGTTCTATCAGGAATATATGATGGAAGTAATGAGTGATGAGGATGCAGTTTGGACTCGTAGACATCTTATTTATTGGGATGGGTATTATCAACATGAAGATGGTGTGAATTATATTGTAAAAGACGGGGAACAAACCCCAGTTAATACGTTTATAGGATGTGACCCTGCCACAGATATAGATACCAAACATGCTGACTTTAGCGTTATTATGGTTATTGCCATTGACGCAAATAATGAATTATATGTTTTAGAGTATGAAAGACATAGAAGTATACCAACAATAGGGAGTAAAGCCCCAGACAATGGTGAGATTATTGGAAAGAAGGGTGTTGTTGATTATATTATGGAACTCCACGAAAAATATCATTGTATATCATCAACTGTTGAGGATGTTGCGATGAATAGAAGTATATTTCAAGCACTAAATGATGAAAGAAGGCGGTTAAATCGCTATGATATTGCAGTAATACCTGAGAAACCAGGCGGAACTAATAAAAGGAATCGCATTTATAGTGGTTTAAGTGGTAGATTTAGTACAGGAACGGTACGTTTAAGGAAAAATATGTTTGATTTGATCAACGAAATTGTTACTTTTGGGCCTAAAATGTCCCATGACGATACAATAGAGAGTCTTTATTATGCTCAAGTGCACGCGTTCCCTCCGAATATGAAGCGTGATAAAGATAAAAAACAATGGATAAAACCAAAGCGAAAGGCCAGGAACTGGCTCGTCGCATAATTAATAAGGAATAAAAATGGCTAAAACAAAATGGTATCCAGGCAAGAATCTTGGAAAACTTCTTGGAATACAGAAAAAACGTAAAAAGAAAATTGGTGGCGGAGCTGAAAAACAAACTACCAAACAAGCTGGTAGGATTCGCAAAGGCGCAATGAAAGCAGGTAAAGGTGGGACAGAAGTGACTAAAGGCGGAGTCTACGCAAAGTACGAAAAGAAATCAAAAGCTGCAGGTTCTTTTAAATCAGCTTTTGCAAAAAATTGCAAGGGCAAAGGAGCTGGTGATTCTTTTAATTGGGATGGTCGTTCTTACAGTTGCGCAAGAGCATCGGATAAAAAGAAAGTAGCACCTAAGAAACCAGTATCTGAAACCAAGAAAGTATCATCTAATAAACCA